GGTGGACCACTTTTAAAGGACCGCGTAGCCAATCCTAAGAAGATTGAATACAAGTACACTTTTAAAATGGAAGCTTTAAGACAATCACGTTTTAATCGTGATATGGCACAAGGCGCGTTAAATATTGATAGTTCAGAGTTCAATACGCAAGTACTACAACTTACAGCGCCCAAGACATCACAGGACGCACAACTTAAATTTTGGGCAGGATTTTCAGCAGCTACCAAGACAGCAGTTGCAGCATTAACCGCAGGTGCAGGTCAAGGTTCTATAACCGCAGCCGCTAAGTCCGCTGTTGCAGCTTACGATGCTGATGCAGCAGGTGTAGACGGTGTACTTTCTAGAGTGCTATTTGATGAAACCGCTTTAGGTGAGTACCGCAAAGTAACAGGAACAACTGTAACGGCTGCAAACATAGCCGCTGAATACGCTAAGATATTCGCAGCCGTTAAACCAGAAAGCTTTGAAGCCGCTGAACTGCCAGTAATGTACGCACCATATGCACACAGACAACTAATTTTGATTGCTAACAATGCAGTAGGTGCATCACAGCAAGTTAACTTTTTAGTTACAGGCGCAGGCGCAGGTGAGGTAATATCTTACAACGGCGTTGTAATTGAGTTCGTGCCAATACCAGTTGGCTTTGTTTACGTAAACAGACCGAGCGTAATTTTCTTTTCAACTGATTCAACCGCTGACGTGGCTTCATTTGAAACTGGAAAAGTAGACAACGATAGCGATGTGATGTTTGTAAGAACAATCTACACACTAGACGCGACAGTAATGTCACAAGCTGACGGTGTTCTTTACGGTGGATAAATAAATAACTAGGGCGTGAAAATCGCCCTTTTTTAAACTAAAAATATATGTGTGTTACATTAGGCGGAAGCAGAAAATTAGCTTGTATATCAGGCGAAGCAGGAATACTAGCCGTATCGGTAGGAGTATATGATTCTGCAAACAGACTAGAAGCAACGGTAACTGGGGTTACTGAAATAGCAACGGCCTTCGGATCAACAACTTTAGCAAGATTTGCTGTAAAATCTACAACTGCAAACTACGTAGAAAACGGCATAAGCGGTGGCGATAACAGAAGCAAAGGAGTTACTGGTAATTTGCCAATCATATTAAACGTGCCAAAGGGCGACTTAGTTAAAACGGTTTCAGATGTTAAGCAGTTGCTGAACGGTGAAGTGGTTTTATTTATAGAGCGTAAGGACGGAACGGTTACGGCAGCAGGCTCACAGAACGGCGCTATGGCAATAACTATTGACGACCAAACAGGCGGGACCATCGGAGATTTAAACGGATTTACCGTTACTTTTCAAACAATGGAACCTGACTTTTCAAGGGAGTACTTGTTGACCTCGGCAGCGTTAACAGAATATGCAGCAGCAATTAAGGCGGTGGTATAATTCTGAAATACTAAACAAAAAGCCGTGCATCAGTACGGCTTTTTTTATACCAAAAAAAATGAAAGTACTTTTTTTAAACACGCCGTTAATTTTTTCATTAATTCCTAGAATTTACCCAACCGAAAGTGATAATTTAGTTTTAAATTTACGCAAAGAAACAGGCAGCACAATTTTGAACCCTGCCTTTACTTTTACAGTGGGTCAAAAATTAGAAATTACAATAACAACGCAACCTGATCAATTTAAAATTTTAGATAAATTTGAGTTTGAATTAAAAAGCGGTGAAGATATTTTATATTTAGGAAAAATACAGATTTTAAAAGATGGTACAAGCGTACAAAATTTTAACTATGCCGAACAAAATGAAAGATTCACTTACAAATAAAGGACTGCAAACTTTTACGTTTGAAAATAAAGTTGAAAAATTTAGCGTTTACCAACCGATTGACATTAAGCCAAGGGTAGGAATAGACTACATTTTAAACAGCAAAAACAATACAAATAACGCAAATTATATTACTTATAAAGACGCGTACGAAGATAGCCCAACAAACAGCTCTATACTTAACGACATACGAACGTACATGTACGGAGAAGGCTTAATTGACGAGGGCGTAGGAAATGTAAACCTAAAACAATATATGTCACCAGAGGACGTGTTATTGACTTGTAAAGACGATGGTATTTATGGCGGGTTTTCTGTACAGGTTATTTGGGATGAGCAAACAAAAACACCTTTAAAAATAAAGTACATTCCTATTTATAAATTAGGGATAAAATACAATCAATTAACTTTAGAAGTTGAGGGCTATTGGTTCAGTTACGACTGGGATAATAAGCAAAGATACCGACCAGAATTATATCCTAGGTTTACAGGCCAATACACAGAGGGTCAAAATTTAGAAATACTACTTGTAAGACAACCAACAGCCGAGCCGTTTTTTGCCGTGCCAGATTACTTTAGCTGCATACCTTTTGCAAAGTTTGAAGGTGGCGTAGGAAACTATGCGGACAATTATATTAAAAACAGCGCGCACGATATTATAATAGTTAACTACAATCAAGGAAGGCAGGCTACACCAGAACTCGCAAGGTCAGAAGCCGAAAAGGTAAGGGACCGCGTAACAGGAACTGACAACACCGCAAAAGTAGTGGTTTCTTTTAACGACAGCATAGAAGAATCAGTAACATTTGACAAATTACCACCTAGCAACCTAAGCGAAAATATAACATTTTTTACAGAAGAAGCCGAGCGAAAAATTAAAGTGGGTCACGGTATGCCAAATATATTGTTTAGTGGTAACAATCAAGGGGGTGGTTTTTCAAATAATGCAGACGAGTACTCAATGGCTTTAAAGATATTTTACCGTAAAAAAATCAATCCAAGGCGTCAAAATTGGGTAGACGGAATTAAGCAAATAACCGACTTAATAGATGCACAGATTCAGCCGTGGTTTAAAGACTTTAAGGAAGAAACGGAACTAGATAAAACAGAATAGATATGAAAATATGGTTAACAGAAAATGACATACCTGCATTAACAAGCTTTGCAGGTAATATTGATACGGACGCGCTAAAACCGTTTATAGTCATTGCGCAAACAAACGATATTTTGCCAATTTTAGGAGTTGATTTGTACAATAAAATAAATACAGATATAGAAAACGACACTTTAAGCGGTCTTTATCTACAATTTTATGATAAATTTATAATATTTATGCTTGCGTATTTTAGTTGTTCGCACTATATAGCTATAAACAGCAGCCAAATAAGCCAAAACGGTATCATAAAACCAGAGCAAAGAACGGATTTAAGCGAAATTAACAGGCTTTCAGCTCTTTATAACCAATTAGGAAACAATGTTTTTATACAATTCAAGGACTTTCTACAATTAAACCCAGTTCCAGAGTACAAAATAGAAGAAGTAAAAAGAGAAACTAACGTAATTCAATGGTATTAAATTATGGCACAGGAAAATTTTAACGTATCGCAGCCGAATGACGGACTAGGCGACAAACTAAGAGCCGCGTTTATAAAGGTTCAGTCTAATTTTACCGACTTGTTTACTGAAAAAGTAGATAAAGAAGTTGGTAAGGGATTGAGCGCAAACGACTATACAACAACTGAAAAAAACAAGCTTGCTAATATTGAAGATTTTTCAGAATTAAACGTACAAGCGGACTTTTTGCAGAATGATAACACGCAGGATGACTTTATTAAAAATAAGCCATCAATACCAGTTTTGGATGACTATGTTTTAAACGGTGGATATGCTGGCACGGCGCAGGATTTAGACGATGCAATAGAAGCGGGTGGTCAACTTGTAAAAGTAACAGAAAACGGTAAAACAGGTTACAGACTTAAAGATGCTGACCCTGCAAACTATGGCGACATCGGACAAGATGCAGTAGATTTAAGTATTCCAGCAGGCGCAAGCACTACAAGGGGTGCGACAGGTGATTATTCACACGCATCAGGATTTATTACCACAGCAAGCGGTTACGCATCAAACGCATCAGGAGTTAGCACAATCGCGAGCGGTAATTTTTCAAATTCAAGTGGAGAATCAACAACAGCCAGCGGTGCAGCATCAAGCGCATCAGGTCGATTAACAACGGCAAGCGGTAATTCATCAAACGCAGAGGGCGAATCAACAACAGCCAGCGGTGCATCATCCCACGCGGAAGGAAACGGCACAACAGCAAGTGGTCAAGCATCACATGCAGAGGGAGAACTAACAGTTGCAAGTGGTCAAGTATCACGCGCATCAGGAAGTGAAACAATTGCAAGTGGTAATTTTTCAGACGCATCAGGCAATAGCACAACCGCAAGTGGGGATGTTTCAAAATCTTTAGGTTTTGGTACATTTGCGCGTTCACTTGCAGAATTTTGTGGTGGTATTTTTCCAACAGACTACACGCCACAAAGCGAAACAAATTTCAACCTTACCGACCGCTTAGTAAACTACGGCAACGGTACATCTGCTGGCAACCGTTCAGACGCGTACACGCTGTTTAAAAACGGTATGCAAAAGTTCTTTACGGCTGCATTAAACACTATTACAAACGCTGTAAAAGGCTGTGTAATGCTAGATGAAAACGCAAGGTTAAACATACACGACGGCACCGCTTTTAAAGAAGTGGCTTTTAGTGATGAAGTGGCAACAGCCGCGCAGGGTGTTAAAGCAGACACCAGCGTGCAGCTTACAGGTGCGCAGACGGTTGCGGGGGTTAAAACATTTTCAAATAATATAATTTCTAGCGGCACGGTTACATCAGGCTCGGACATAAGCGCAAACGGTTTAACAGTAGGGCGTGGTGGCGGTAATGTTGCAACTAACACAGCGAATGGATTTGTTGCTTTGCTTAATAACACAACAGGCTCTCTTAACACAGCAACTGGTAGAGATGCTTTGCGAAACAACACAACAGGAGGTAGTAACACAGCAAACGGAGTAAGTGCTTTGCTTAATAACACAACAGGATTTAGCAACATAGCAAACGGAGTAAATGCTTTGCGAAACAACACAACAGGAGGTGGTAACACAGCAAATGGAAATGATGCTTTGCAGTCAAATACAACAGGTTCTAATAACATAGCAAATGGAGGAGGTGCTTTGTCCTCAAACATAACAGGTTCTTCTAACACAGCAAATGGAGTAAGTGCAGGTCGTTTTATAGGCGACGGTTCAAGCGCTACAATAGTAAACAATTCAGTCTTTTTAGGATTAGACACTAGACCGTTAGGTAATAGCCAAAATAATCAAATAGTTATAGGACACACGGCAATAGGTGCAGGTTCAAACACGGTAACGTTAGGTAACACTGCAATAACAAACACTATATTAAGAGGTGCGGTATCATTTGCACAATTTACAACCGCAACAGAGCCAGCATACATTAAAGGCGCACAGTTTTTTAACACTACATTAAACAAAATGAGAATAGGTGGAGCGACCGCTTACGAAACAGTAACAAGTTCATAAATAAAAATAAAAATTATGTCAAAATTTACAGAAACAAGAACACCATACGAATTTTTGGTCCGTTGGAATCAAGACAGTACTATATCAGGCGCACACGTAGGCTTTTTAGACACCGTTTTAAAAGACGGTCAAGTACTAACGCAAAAGCAAAACAACGTACAGAGCGTTGCGATAGGACTGCAAGAGGGCTTTCCTTTAGGTGATGTGTTAGAGCAAGTATTAATAGATGCTTTGATTTTAATAGAAACTTTGCAAAGTGATAACGAAGCTTTAAAGTCGGAAGTAGAAACTAAGGACAAAGAAATACTAGATTTAAAAGAAGCAGCAACAGAAAAAGAAGCACCGCAAGTCGATGCAGTAGAAATGTAACCAATAATATTTTTAAAATGATTGATTTGATTAAGAACCACTGGGATAATATATTCCTAGCACTTAGCGCAGTTGCTGCATGGTTTACAGGACGTAAAATACAAGCATCAACAAACAAAGAAGCGGAAGCCAATGCCGTTGGTGTAGAACTGCAAAACCTAAAAACCGTTCGTGAAGTTGAAAAACAACTTTTAGAAGATATGCAGGAAAACGTTACTAATTTACTCGCAATTAATACCGAGTTAAAAGGTATAATCAGTCAGTTAGAAACGGTTATAAAAGAATCAAAAGCGATCATAGCCAAGCAAAACAAAGAGATAGCAAGGTGTAAAAAATTATGAAACTAACGAGAAACTTTAGCAAATCAGAATTTGACAGTAAAGACGGTGCGCTTATGCCTTCAAAAGTTTTGCACAATATCAAAATACTAGCCGAGCAACTGCAAGAACTACGCGACTATTTAAACAAGCCTATAACAATAAACAGCGGTTATCGCAGCCCAAAGCATAACCTTTCAATCGGTGGCGTTAAAAACAGCCAGCACGTACTAGGAATGGCAGCCGACATAAGTGTGGAGGGGTTAAGCAGCAAAAAGGTACACGAAGCGATTGAAATATTAATAATGGACAAGGCAATGTTACAAGGCGGTGTAGGTTTATACCCTACTTTTGTACACTATGATGTACGACTAAAAAAGGCAAGATGGTAAAACAAATTACACTATACATATTTATTTTTGTTCTAATATCATGCGGGTCTAAGAAAAAAGCCGTTGACAAACTAGAAACGGAAACAGAAACCCAGGTTGCAAAAGATATTCAAACCAAAACCAAAGACGTTGTAAAGGTTCTGCAAGTAGATAAGCAAACAAACGATAATTTTACAGGCGAGGTCGCGGACGTAAGCCAACCCGCAACAATCACAAAGCAAGGTAATAAAACAACGTTTACTAATTTTAAGCACGTTAAAACGGCTGCAAAGATAGCAGATACACAAACAGACACGAAGCAAGAGATAACGCAGCAAATCGCAGATAAAACGGTAACAACGGCAAGCGTTAAGGTAAAAGCCAAAAGTAAAGACGTAGAAATTAAAAAAGGCTTCCCCTGGTGGATACTTATTTTGGTAGCCGCTTTGGTTTTTATTGTACACAATCACTTAAAAGCCTGGAAAATATTATCTTTTTTCCGATAAAGTTTTTTAGTTTACTTTTACAGAAACAAAACAAAACACCATGAAAGTCAGATTAACAAACGATTTTGCGCTGGCTCTAGGGCTTGCGTTAAAGCCTTATACAGGCAACGGAAACCCAAGGTACTACCTAAACAGCCGAAAAGAAAGACTATATTTAGAGATTAAAAACAAGGGCGTTGTAGAAGCCTGCGCAAATGTAGGTGCAGACCCAACAAACGCACCAATGATTTGGCTCAAAACAAAACAGGAAAGCGTAAGGGTAACCAATCCGCTCTTTATTAAGCCAGAAGTAAAACAGGAAATGCAGCACGTAAAAGAGCTGCATGAATCATTTATAAAAGAAGCAAAACAATACGCTTTTATTTATCCAAAGTTTACGCGTAAAAAATCAACAGAAAATCATTGCTTAGTATTTGACGCAGCAGACATACATATAGGTAAGATTTGCAGTAGTTTTGAAACAGGGGAGACATATAACTCACAAATTGCGGTACAACGCGTTAGAGAGGGCTTAAAAGGCATTATACAAAAGTCCAGCGGCTACCATATTAACAAGGTTCTATTTATTGCTGGCAATGACATTTTGCACGTAGACAACGCACGCGCTACCACTACAAGCGGCACGCATCAAGATACTGACGGCATGTGGTATGATAATTTTATAATGGCTAAGAAATTGCTTGTAGAAATTATAGAAACGCTGCTAACGATTGCAGACGTTGAAGTCGTTTATAATCCGAGTAATCACGACTTTACTCACGGTTTTATGTTACTCGATAGTGTTTCAAGTTGGTTTCACAACTGCAAGCAGGTCACTTTTGACAATGACATGCGCCACAGAAAATACACCGTTTACGGAAAAAACCTTATAGGTACTACGCACATGGATAGCGCTAAAGTTGACAAATTGCACGGATTAATGGCAGAAGAAGCGAGCGAGTTTTGGCACGCCTGTAAGCACCGTTATGTTTACGGACACCATATACACCACACAAGTGCAAAAGACGTTTTTAGTGTGTGCATAGAAACGCTAAGAAGCCCCAGCGGAACGGACGGCTGGCATCATCGCAACGGCTACCAGCACGCGCCTAAAGCGGTGGTAGGTTTCTTACACCATGAAACACAAGGACAAGTAGCAAAGCTTACGCATATCTTTTAAAAACATTAAAACACCAATTTAAACCGCTTATTTATTTAGGTGGTTTTTTTTTGCAAAATAGTTGCACAAGTAAAACAATAGTGTATATTTGCACCATAGTAACAATCTAAAACAAAACAA